CAAGAATTACTTGGTGTAATTGCTGACCCTGATTATGGTGACATCACAGATGCTACTAATGGTAGAGATATTGGTATAGATAGACAAACACCTGCTGAAGCTGGTAACCAATATGGTAAAACTACTGTAAGAGTTAAACCAAATATGACTCCAATTACTGAAGATGCTAATTTATTACAAAGTATCTTTGATAATCAATCAGATTTGACAGAACTTTACAATGAACCAACTTATGATGAGTTGAAAGAAGTTTTACAAAACTTTTTGAATCCATCTGAAGAAACAGAAACTGTAGAAACAAGTACTGCTACAACTGAAAAAGTTGCAGCAAAAACTGAAACTAAATCTACAGCAGATGTTTCAGATGCATTTGATAACTTGTTCAATAATTAATCAATAAACAAATTGTAATGAGTGGGATGTAAATTACACAGAAAGAATCGTCTGATTCAGTTCAGAACACGCTTTAGAATCACTCTCTCACTCATAACATAATAGGAGAACAATATGTCAGAAAAAGACGAATTGGCTGGGATAATTGCCGATGAACTAAATAAACAATTCAAACATCAAAAGGTTGCTTACTTTCTTGAAGAAGGTGGTAATCCTACTGATGTAACGGGTTGGATTTCAACTGGTTCAACTATGTTGGATTTAGCAATTGCTAATAGACCAAATGGTGGAGTTGCCGTAGGTAAAATCACAGAATTAAATGGTTTAGAAGGTAGTGGTAAATCTCTCATAGGTTCTCATCTATTGGCTTCAACACAAAAACAAGATGG